GTGCACCCTGTTGGTGCACAACCTTAGTTAGTTAAACTACTAACATTCCATGTATGCCAACTCTGAGTAGAAACAAGATAACGCCAGGAGGTCTCGAAAACGTCACGTTTGTACTTGACGGTGTCGAACCACCCCCTGATCCGCCTATATCCTTTCCACCTTACTCCCGTGACCTATCCTTCCAGCCCTTTACGAGCTTGAAGGAGAAGATCTGGGATGAGTCTTGGAACGGTAACAGGAAGACTTGGAAGAACTTTGAGCATTATGCTCTTCGATCTCCTAAGCCTTCGTCCGCGTCTCACGTCTTCGTGGACGCTGCCACTTTTGGCAGCGACCATTACGATGCGAGCTCGAGGAAGCAGACTTCGCGTTGGAGGCTTTATACCTCCGGTTCCTACTCAGAACCATTTGGAGCACCTGGCGAGCCAACTATTGGCTTGCCTGCGTTTGACCAGCCGAATCCCGTAGACGGAACTTTCGTTCCGCCTCCTGTGGATTTGTTGGACCTGGAGGATCGTGCCATGAAGGCCATGATCCCCCAGATCAAAGAGAACCTATCGCTCGTCAACTCTATTATTGAGTTGAAGGACTTTAGATCTCTTCCTGGCTTGATACGTCGATTCAGACAGATCGTGCCATTCGTGACACGGTTTGTCAAGACTAAGAAATCAATTCCTAGTCTGATCGACTTCCTCAAGTTGCCAGCTGAGACGTATCTTACGTATCAGTTCGCAATGGCTCCGTTGGTTCGTGACATAATGGGGCTTTACGCCTCATTGGCCGACTACCAAAGTCAAATTAATGACTTGATAAATCGGCAAGGTAAGTTGCAAACTCATCACTTCACTTGGAAGTGGAACGAGTTTCCAATCAGTCAGACTGAGCTCAGCTCTGAGCACGGGTGGGACCAGCCGATCTCAACGATCAGCGACCCTGCCTATGTTTGGAGGCAAGAGCGGACTGTACTGACGGAAGCAACTGAATTCCATGCGGAACTTGCGTACAATTATAATTATACGAAGTTCCAGGAGACGCATGCGTCTGCCTTAAGGCTCCTTGATCGTCTCGGGTTGAATTTCAACTCGCAGATTATCTGGAATGCCTTACCGTGGTCTTTCGTCGTCGACTGGGTCCTTGACGTAAGTCAATTCCTCGGCCGATACGGAAAGATCGCGAACATGGAACCCACGATCAACATACTGCAATACTTGTGGTCCGTCAAGAGGAAACGGTTCGTGCGAGTTGACATGGTTGTTGAAACAGCCAGTCAGTTCGTTCCGAACCACTTCTTGCCGGGTTCACGCGTATCGTACCCTGTAGCAATCGAGACTGCCTTTCGCAGGCAAGTCGGGCTACCAAGGGACAGCTCGTTAACCTCGAGCGGGCTAAGCTTGAAAGAGTTCAGCCTAGGTGCCGCTCTGGCAATTTGCCAAAGTAGGTACCGCGGGACTAGGCGCCTTTCAGCGCCGAGACCAGGGCTCCACTAAAGGAGCCATCACTGTCACGCGAGTGACAGAGCAACAGTAACAACTAGTATGGTTAAAGACCTCATTACAAACGAAATCAAGGGGCTAACAGGGGCTGAAGTGGAATTCACTCAGATTTCCCTCGGGCCCAGAACGAGTGTATACAAGGCGGTTACGGAACTGCCTGCGTACCCTAATCGTCTCATCATTAAACATGCTGAGACGGGTTCTGGCGTTGCACTTCGTCGTAGATCACTTGTCCGTTTCGACAAAACTGTCGCCGGACAAATCGACGTTACGAAGCCTGCGGTCGTGTCTGCGTATTGTGTCCTCGATTTTCCAATCGGGAACATGAACGCTGCCACGGAAGCACAACATGTCCTATCGTATTTGATGTCGTTCGTTGCCTCACTTGGGGTGACGACGACTATCTTGTACGACGGGACTGGCAACGGTGCTCGTGCTCTCTTAAGTGGAGAAGTTTAACTTCTTCACTGGAGGGCAGTTAGGCGGGGCGGCCGAACCAGTAATGGTTCGGCCGTCACGCTACCTTGAGTTCACTACAGGTCCGAATATTGGGAACTCCGCTTGCCGATTGAACAATTCTTCGTATGCTTTGTGCATGCGTCGAAACGTCTCTTGGTTTGCTAAGAGTTCTTTGTACTTGGGCCTGTCATTTAGAGCAGCGTCAGTGATCTCATTAATGATCTCACTGATTCTGTCTTTAGGTGTGGAGGTGGTCATATGTTAATGTGGCCTTCTTCATGTGAATCATCGTTTTGAAGCGATGGATCGCGGGGTCTTGCTGTACGCTAAGAGTAATACCCATATGGGACTACATGATAGCTTAGATGACGTTGTTAACATCATCGCAGCATTACTCCGTGACGTTCACAATCGTCATGGATTAGTGTTTAACGAACGTTCTCTCCGCCTTACCACTAATGTGGTTCGACGAAGAGTCCTAAATGAGGGGACAAGTTTTCTAACGAAAACTTTGCCAAAGCTTGGAAAGGCCTTTGATAAGGCCCTTGCTCTGGATACTCCGCTAAACGCTTCCGATCATGGCTTTAAACCCATGGACGGAATGAAGACTCCCAAGTTTTTGGGCGAATTCTTTAGTAGAGTACTAGACCGTGATGGTCAACCCCTCTCTGACCCATGTGTAACAAGCGTCAAAGTGTTGAGAGAACTCATGTTCGTTTTTTACAAATATGAACTCCCATACACCGATGAACAAGAAGAAGAAGTCATCACCAGGTTCGTTCGAACCGAAGGTGACCTCTCAACTATATCATCGGAGCTCAACTCTGTTGAAGCTCTGCTTGATCAAGGTTGCAACGGCCGTCGTAGACGTTTTGATACGTCTTCTCAGATCGCTGTAACCCGCGAGGCAAGGATTCTGCTTAGCAACCTATTCGGTTGCCGGAGCAGTCGTCGAGTCACCAAGGCTAATTACCTAGATGGCTCACCTAATATCCCTGCCTTTTTTGACCCGCTGAACATCGTTCCCTCTCACGGTCCCGGGGTCGTTGCTACTAAGCAACGTCTTTGGGAGAAGTTTGAGTTTACTAATGTCTCGGGAAGAATCACCTCCATATATCCATATGACGCGTATTTCTGCGCGTCACTTGGACATGTGTGTGATCGTCATGACTCTTTTATAAGAGTCACGGATAGAGACCTCAGTGCCCGGGTTTTACTCGTGCCTAAGGACTCTCGCGGCCCTCGTCTCATCTCCTGCGAACCCGTTGATTTTCAATGGGTCCAGCAAGGGTTGGGACGTGCTTTAGTTGACTGGGTAGAGAAGCACCCCACTACCAAGTGGAATGTTTTCTTTACCGATCAGCGACCGAACCAGCGCGGTTCCCTACTCGGGTCCCGTACTGGTGGTTATGCGACCCTCGACCTCAATGAGGCCTCGGATCGTGTTTCGGTCGACTTAGTTCGCCTGCTGTTTCCTCCTCATATATATGAGTGCTTGGCAGCATGCAGGAGTTTATCAACGGAGCTACCGGATGGTAAGGTTATTAAGCTCAGAAAGTTTGCACCGATGGGCAGCAGTTTATGCTTCCCCATACTAGCACTTACGATCTGGGCCATCCTTACGGCCGGCGCTCCCGACGCAGATACCAGGGATGGTATCTTAGTGTACGGTGATGATGTAGTCGTCCCAACTGCTTATGCAGAGAACGCGATGAAACAGCTCGAGTCGTTTGGTTTAAAAATAAACCGCGATAAGAGCTGCACCAAAGGATTCTTCAGAGAATCATGTGGCGTTGATGCTTTCAAAGGCATCGATGTCACCCCTGTCCGTATTAGGACTATTTGGTCATCCTCACCCCGTCCTGATGTCTATACTAGTTGGATCGCTTACGCGAACTCCTTCTATGATAGACAGTATTACGAGACCTACGACTTGATCGTAGGGGAGCTGATCCGTATCTACGGATCAATTCCTGAGACGTCGCAGGGTTTAACCTGTCCGTCTCTACGCGCAACACCGCTTGGTATGAGACCTCTACGCCGACGCTGTAACAAGAGCTTACAAAAGCTCGAGTTTAAGTGTTGGGACGTTAAGTCTCCCGGTGTGTCTAAGACGATAGATGGTTGGCTAATGCTTCTCCGGTATTTTACCGAAGGGCAACAGCCTTCCTCGACGTCTCACAACGGTCACCATGAGAACAAACTAGTTAATACTAGCTATGACGAACTACAAAGTTCGCCGTTCTCCGTCAGTCAGTACACGAAACGGAAAACGAGCATGCTCGTCTACCGTTG